GTGGGAAGGTGCAAACTTCCGCTTGAAGATTCGTCAATTCGAAGGCTATCCTAACTACGATAAGTCTGAGTTTGACTCGCCCGAGCCTCTCTTCTCAGATGACGATGAGATGGAAGCGGTATGGAATCAAGAACACTCACTTAACGAGGTGATTGATCCCAAGAACTTCAAGTCTTACACTGAGTTGAAAACCAAGCTTTATCGAGTGCTTGACCTCACCGCAGACGAGCCCGTTGCTTCTTCTCCAATGGAAGAAGAAGACGACCTTGATCTCGGTGGTTTGGCTACTGCTGCTCCTGAAGCACCAGTCGCAGAATCTCCTATGGAAACTAACGTGGTTGAAGATGACGACGATGATCTGTCAATCTTTAAAGAGCTGGCACGAGGTTAAACTAACCTATGTCAGATAAACCCGAAACAATACTCGACTTTGATTTTGGCTTTACGGCTGTCGATGCAGACGAGCTTGATGTAGTACGAGAAGCAAAGGCTGCGGTAGAAACAACTTCTGCCTCGGCTGATGCGAATGCTGCTAAAGCTCAACTCATCTATGATGCAGTCGTGCCTTTGCTCAACAATCTCAAAGCGAATCCCGAAAAAGATTATATCTATTGGCCGGATCGCTATGACAAACTTGACGCATTTGCAGACAAGCTATATCAAATCTTGAAAGGAGATTCTTAATGAGCTTACTTGATAAAATGCTCAAAGCAGGTTCGGTAAAGGGATCATCTGTCTTAGCGAAGAGTACATTCTTCAATGAGAAAGATCCTATCCAAACTGAGCTACCTATCGTCAACATTGCTTTTAGTGGTTCATTGAAAGGTGGACTCATTCCCGGCCTCACTGTGATTGCTGGTGAATCTAAAAGCTTTAAGACTTTGTTGTCACTCTATTGTATGAAAGCTTATCTCAAAAAGTATGACGATGGTATCGCCATGCTGTATGATTCTGAGTATGGTATCACACCTGAGTATCTCGAAGGTATTGGTATCGATACAAATCGAGTCTTACACATTCCAATCGAAGACGTTGAGCAACTGAAGTTTGACTTGACTAAGCGATTGAATGAAATTGAGAAAGGCGATCGTGTATTTGTTATGATTGACTCTATTGGTAACCTTGCTTCTCGTAAAGAAGTGGAAGACGCTGAAAACGAAAAGTCAGTTGCTGATATGTCACGTGCAAAACAACTTAAGTCACTGTTCCGTATCGTCACACCGAAGTTGACTGGAAAAGACATTCCTTTGTTGGCTATTAACCATACATACAAAGAGATTGGATTATTTCCAAAGAACATCGTGTCCGGTGGTACCGGTATCTACTATTCTGCTAATCAGATTTTTATTATCTCAAAGGCACAAGAGAAAGAAGGTACCGACCTTGCAGGATTTAGGTTTACGATTAACATTGAAAAATCTCGCTATGTAAAAGAAAAGTCTAAGCTACCGTTCAAAGTCATGTATGACAGTGGTATCCAAAAGTGGTCCTCATTGTTTGATTTGGCTCTTGAATCAGGCCATTTGACAAAGGCCAACCAAGGATGGTATAATATGGTAGATATGGATACAGGTGAGATCATTGAACCTAAGCGTCGATCTAAAGATATTGAACAAGACGACGAGTTCTTTGAAGGATTAGTTGCTGATCCTCGATTCAATGATTTTGTTGAACGTAAATTTAAACTGCTAATGGCTGACGAGGAACAAGATGTTAGAGAAGACGATACTGTCGAACTTGATTCTTAATAAGGACTACTACCAAAAAGTATATCCTTACATTAAAGAAGATTACTTCGACGAAAACTCTCTTCGTAAAATCTTTTCAACGTTTGTAGATTATGTTGAGCAATACAAAGAGCCTCCCTCCGTGGAGGCTCTTAAACTCAGCATTGACAAGCGAAAAGATTTGAATGAAGATACCTATAAAGACGTGATGGAAACAGTCAGCGATCTTAATGTTGACACCAACACAAGTGATGAGTTCTTAGTGAGTGAAACTGAAAAGTTTTGCCAAGACAAAGATCTCTATAATTCAATCCGTAAAGCTATCCTAATTCTCGATGGACAGGATAAAGAAAACGACAAAGGGTCAATTCCAAAAATCCTTTCTGATTCGCTCGGAATCAATTTTGACTCAAGTGTCGGTCACGATTTTCTTGACGATTTTAGTGATCGCTATGATTACTATCATCGTAAAGAAGAACGCATTCCGTTTGACATTGACATCCTCAATAAAATCACCAAGGGTGGTCTACCTCGTAAGTCAATGACCGTATTACTAGCTACGACTGGTGGCGGTAAGTCTTTGCTCAAATGTCACTTCGCTGCTAATCATTTGATGTATGGCAAAAATGTTTTGTATATTACGATGGAAATGGCAGAGGAAGAGATTGGTCGTCGTATTGACGCCAACATTATGGATATTACACTTGACGAACTCAATGAGTGTCCTCGTGATGTATACGAAAAGCGTATGGATCGATATAAAACAAAGACACCCGGCAAGTTGGTTATTAAGGAATATCCTACTGGCTCTGCACACGCCGGTCACTTCAGGCACATCCTGAATGAGTTACGTATGAAGAAAGGTTTTATACCTGACGTAGTTTTTGTTGACTACCTGAACATTTGTGCCTCTTCTCGTGTACGTGGTGCTGCAGCTGCAAACTCATATACACTTGTCAAATCAATTGCGGAGGAAATACGTGGGCTCGCGATGGAATTCAATTGTGCTGTCGTTACTTCTAGTCAGTTTAATCGGGATGGCTATGGCAATTCAGACGTGGATCTTACAAACACTTCTGAGTCAATGGGTATCACTCATACAGCTGACTGCATATTGGGCATTGTAACTTCAGAGGCACTCGATGATCTTGGTCAAGTTATGCTCAAGCAATTAAAGAATCGCTGGGGTGACCTTGGTTACTATCGTCGATTCCTTGTTGGAATTGATCGGGCTAAGATGAAAATTTATGATCTCGAAGAAAGTGCACAGCATAATATTAATATCGATGGCAATGGTGGTGGCAATAATAGTGGAGGAAGACCACAAGACGATTCTCCAGTGTTCGATAAAACCGACATTGGCCAAAGTTTGAGAGGTAAAAGACGGCGAGGTGTGTTTGACGATACAGTAGAGCTGAGGTAAAATTATAAATAGGCAAGAAGTCTAATTATAACAAGGGAAGATAATGATACGCTTCAAGCAATTCCTCGGTGAGCTTTATGTCGATCTTAAGCACTCAGATCTTACTAAGCGAGGCGGAGCTCGTACTCAGGTCTTTATTGATAAGGTAAAAGATGGCGAACCCTTCATGACTAAGAAGGGTGCCGTTGTTATCGATAAAACTCATATCGATGATATCGAACAAGGCATGCAAAAGCGTGGCTATAAAGATACTTTTAAAGCAACTGATGTTTCGACTCGTCGTCAGACTCGTGTAAACTATTCAAAAGAATTTTTAAAGACGCCAGAGTTTGGTGGTAAAGGTGCTGGGTCAGGTACTGCCGCCGAAGATGCTCATTTGAAAAGCTTTACGAAAGAGCTTGACAAAGCGTTTGCTGCAGAGAACCAACCTATCATTACTCTTGCTATTAACAATAGAGAAGTCGAGTGTATGGGTATTATCTCAACTCCACAGAAAGGAAGGCGTGCACCAAAGTCTGATTTCTCGATTATTGACTCGAAGGGTAAAGAAGTTGCTTGGCTTTCTCATAAAGATGGTACCAAGCCTACTCAATTCCAGCAATATGGTGGTCTTTCTGACTCCGCATTTAAAGATAACGCAGAAGTACAGCAGTTTGTAAAAGATTTGAAAGCATTGTATCCAGATGGTTTAGATCGTGGTGTTTCTGTTTATCGTCCATGTAATGATTTATCAATTATTAATATGTCAGTATATGGAACATCTTATGGAACAGAACCCGGCCACGAGAATGTTGACGAATTCCATCAGGGCTCGATGAAGCTTAAGAAGCTTCCAGGCAACGCCGTTTATGAGATTGTTTCTTCTCACAAAGGAACGAATGGCGATCCACTCGATGAAGGTGGATATGAGCCTATCTATTATGCACGCTATACTGGTGACAGGGGTGCTCGAGTCGCTGGTGAATTTATTGAGAACGCACGTATTGGTGTATTCCCACGAGCAAAGGCGGCTAAAACAGCGAAACTCATATGATTAAGTTTAAGCAATATCTCGAAGAAGCGGCAGGTAAAAACCTGCACATGACACACCTCGAAGACGCGGTTATTGATGGCGGAGTAAAAGGAACTCGAAACGTCATTAATTATTTACGTGCTCTTCGCGACATGTTGTCTGGTAACGCTTCAGCACCAATGACGATCACCGTAAAGTGGGATGGTGCACCTGCTATCTTCGCTGGTATTGATCCTAGTGACGGTAAGTTCTTTGTTGCTAAAAAAGGTGTATTCAATAAAACTCCAAAAATTTATAAAACGAATGCTGAAATTGATAATGATTTGTCGGGTGACCTTAACGCTAAGTTCAAGGTAGCCCTTGCTGAGCTTTCAAAGCTTGGAATTAGTGAAGGAGTAATACAAGGTGATTTCCTCTATACGTCAGAAGATTTACAAACGGAAAATATTGATGGAGAATCGTATATTACTTTCCATCCTAATACGATTGTTTACGCGATACCAGCAAAAAGCGATCTCGCTAAACAAATTAAGAGATCCAAAATCGGTGTGGTTTGGCACACAACATACCGAGGAGCAGACTTTGAATCAATGCAAGCAAGTTTTGGAAAGGCGATTGTCCCAAGTCTCAGCACCACCCCGTCAGTCTGGGCGGTAGACGCAACATTCGAAGATAGGGCTGGTACAGCTACATTTACAGGAACAGAAACAGCAGAATTCACAGAAATTCTTGCACAGGCGGGTAGATTATTTAGAACAATTAACGCTAAAGTGTTGAACGGCTTAAGTGCTGATCCACTTAATGCAAGATTAAATGTCTTTATTAACAAGAAAGTCCGAGAAGGTTCACGTATTGGTGATGCTTCGGGCTTTGTTATCGAACTTCAACGTGAGCTTGAAGAGTATTATCAATCTCAAATCGACAGTAAAAAATCACAAAGAGGGAAAGACGCACAAATTAAAAATCGAGATGACGCGCTTAAAATTTTTACTAAGCGCAATCTAAGAGAACTTGAGAAAGTGTTCACCCTATATAATCTATTGGTCGATGCAAAACATATAGTGATTGATAAGCTCAACACTGTTGAAGGTTTAACCACGTTACTTAAAACTAAAACGGGGTTTGTAGCAACTGGCCAGGAGGGATTTGTTGCGATCGATCATCTTGGTAAAAACTCATTGAAACTTGTTGATCGTCTCGAATTCAGTAAAGCAAATTTCTCAACAGAATACATTAAAGGTTGGCAAAAGTAAATGGCTATTTGGAATAAGAATACCCAAGCGTATCTACAAGATAATAAAACGCTTTTCGAAGCGTTCATGCTATCGGATAAAGATGGCAATATTATTAACTCATTTGGAATTGCTTCTAATATTCCTATCGCTGCAGGTGAATTAGACGGCTGGGCCGCAATCCATAAATTTGGTGCGGTTCCTCTCATGTCAACAAACCCAGGCGAAGGTTCAGTTTGGGATAAATCTGATACTTTCTATCCTTGGACTGCATTTGCCGTACCAGGCCCTTTAACTATTTCAACGACAACATCTAACGGAACTTTATCTTCCTTAGATACTG